TGGCGCTCACCACCCCGTTAGAGACATCCATGACGCCTTCTTCAACATCTTCTGAATTAGTCTTGTAATAAGAAACATTATATTGCCCATCAGGTAACGGTTTGACGCTAGTAATTACCCCAGTTGAACTGACTGTTCCGTTGTTTGCAGGGCTGTATGGGCTGGATTCTGTGACAACTTTGATAAATGACCCAGCGCCTAGTTTTAGGCCATGAACAGTTGTTGAGAAGCTAATAGTGTGCGTAACGAGTTGGCGCAATGCCAAGAAATATTTGCCAACTTTTATCGCATGTTCTTTTGACGTGCAGAACTGAGTAAGGTTAAATTGTTCTTGCGACAACCTTTCAGTTTTTGGTACGTTTTTTAGCTTAACTTCTACAACTTTTTCTTCTGGAAACTTGTTTTTGGTTTCTTGCCTGTAACGGATGTTTGCTTTAAAAGGTCTACGCTCCTCCGAGCTTAAGTATTCAATTTTTAAAGAACCTTCAAGAATGTTTCCGGCCGTAAAGAACTGATCAGGTTGAATTGCTCCAGTGTTAATTTCACCGCTTTCTGCAACATGTGGGATGGCAGGCGACAAAGCAAATTTGCCGTCAGTCAAAATAAAGTTGCACAAGAAGTTAGGCGCCATATCCATTACAAACTGACGCAAATTTACATTGTCACCAATCACACCATTAAAGAACAGCTTTTGCTTTTGCAAAAACTTAGAAGTCTCTATAAGCTTGTCTTTTTCAATTAGAATTGGATTGGCTGCTGTCATTCCCGTTAATCCCCCCGCCCCACCCATCTGATCGGTAAACAGATAGAACACAAGGTCTGTCAACAAATTACTTGGGCCTTTTGCCTGACCATTGGGCTCGTAAGTGTTTAAATTTTCGTGCAGTCTTTCTACGTGGATTCCTTTACCGACCCATGTCCGCAATTGGTCTAGCCGAGTAAAGTTGCGGCTAGCTTTTAGTGAAAGACCGGCCATCGTTAAATCGTTAAAAGCAGGGGCTACATCGTTGGCTAGTATCTCATTCACGTAGACAACCTCATGTTCTGGCTCGCTATCGTTTGACTTTTTAACGAGGCTTCTATAAAAACTAATATCTGCGTATTGGCTTTGCCCTTCAAAAACAACTTCCGCGTCTACGGTGGCTGATGCAAAAATTTCACGCCGTTGGGCTATTTCAAATCTGAGCCCAGAAAGTCCATAGACAGTTTGGAAGGGATTATCATTTGCAATGCTCAAGATGGCGCCAAACCTATCGTTCACTTCCCAGTCTGAGGTTGTGCTATTCCCTTCAAGTATCTGAAAACTTGGATCGGTCCAGGCTTTTGTTTCGCCTGACCAATGATTGCTTGGAAGCTGTTTTACTGCTGATTTATAACGGATGCGAATGCTCTTATTGCCCTCTGTATAAGTTTGCGAAACTGATCGAACCGTTCCAACGGGCAAGCTATCTGCATAATGGTTTTCAAGAGCAAATAATTGGTAGTAAAAACCATTTTTTCTTCCAGGTATAAAATCAATTGTGTCTGTAGATGTCACACGATAAACCTGCCCAGACCAGCGAAGAGTATGGCCGGTGTCTGGATTGTTCTTAAAAGGATTACTGCCTTGATAGGCGCTGCTAGCTCCTCCCGCAACGTTAGTTCCACCTATCCCGCGCTTTATTCTTAATTCGCTGCCAACAGTATAGTTACTCGAGCTGACCAGCACTTCAATACCTGTAGGCGTCCAAACAGTGTCTTGTCCGTTATGTTTTTTTGCAAACTGCCCATCAGACAATCGTCTTTTTACTAATGTCCAACGCAAAATAACAAACTCCAAAGGGTCGCTGGAATTTAAAAATTCTTTCGTGACGACCTGGATTGTTTGACCCACGGCGACAGGGCTGTTGTCGGAGTTGCCAGCAATCTCAAACGTCATCGCTCCAATGCGCCCGGCTTTTGCGTCGCTTTCGTTTGAAAAGTTTCTTACAAACTCAACTGAATTAATCTGTCTTTCAGGAGGGTTGTCTTTGTTGTCTACAGGGAGAACACTCCGCACCTGTACTACAGATGGAATACCAAAACCTGACTCCGTAAAGTCAAAGTTAGGCGCCCTCATAAACTCTTTGTTAAATCTTATCGCTGATTTTTTTACCCGCGACCCAGCAACGATAACGTTAAAAACGCCGTCAATATTTCGTACGCTAACTGGCTCGTTAACTACAGACGTTTCAGCGTCACTTTCCGGAACATTTGCTGCAAGTTTTATAAATATCTTATCGTCTGGAATTGAACGCAGTTCGGAGCCAGGCAAAGGCACAAGCTTAAATTCAAACTCTTCAGGCCCTAAACCTTTTGGGTTTTCAATTCTAATAAAGTTATACTGAGACACAGGCCTTTGTCCTACAACCACAAATCGCAGCGGAAAAGGTCTAAAGCCGAAAGGGTTACCGTTTGCGTTGCGTCCTGCTTTTCTTACAAAAAGCCTGAAGCATGAAGCCCTTGCAATTGTTGCCGTAATTGTCCCGGTGGACACGGTTACATTATCTTTACCGTACTCTTTTATTTCTTTGCTGTTGGGTAATCCGGGGAAAGAACAAAGCCCTTGCAGGTTTTGATATACCGTACTTTTGATCCCTAGCTCTGTTACAACTACTGGGCGGTTATTACGCACAGTTGCTGTTGAAACCTGAGTCAGGGGAAAGAACCCCGCCCCAACACCGTCAATATCGTCGATATATATCTCGGGCTGCACAACCATGCTTTTACTTACAATGCCTATCTGTTTCTGCAATGACTCACTCGTGTCAATACACTCAAGCCGAATTTGTTGATCAATCTTTTTCTCTTTCCCTTTAAGCTCTGGATTAAACTCCGTGAGTGACCTGTTGATAACTTTCCATAAAGTGCTGCCTATGGCAAATATTTCACCTTTTTGCATTGCTACATCAGCAGCAATTTGTTCGGCTAAAACTGTTGAGTTGATGTCGTCTACTTTTTCACCAACTTCACCCTTCCTGCCTTTGTAAGCGTCAGGGTCGATTTCAGTGTTAGATATAAAAAATATGATTGCATCACCTTCTTCGACATCAATAACTTTGGTTTTTTCATTGCCGGCAGTTGTTGTGTCTACGTTGGCCGCTCCATTAATGCCTTTACGGATATGTCTAACAATGCCCATGCGTGGGCTGTACTGACGGCCTTCACCTTCCTGACGCTGTTCTTGAACTCTATGTAAATACCCATTGCCGCCCTTGTCATCACTTGGTCGCGCTCCAGGTCTTACGTCACCGCCACCATTACGACCTAAATTTAAATCGCCAGTAATCTTTAATCGTTTGGTTACGTTAACCCTTTGTGCTTTTTTGCCTACGCCTTTCCCTCTTGGCACGCTAATAACTTGATGGTTTAATCTGTAGCCTGTCCCATTAGCAATCGCTCCAAAAACACCAAACTGGATGTTGTTTACCGGAGAGTATGCGTGGCAAAACGCAGCCGGGTCTTCTTTTTCCTTGCCGCTAGGACAGACAAAAACCTCACCATTATCGCCAAAACCTAAGTCGCCAACATTTTCATCACCTGCTAAGTAATGCGGCTCTCCTTTGCGGATAAAGCCACCATCTGCTGGGGTGTAGCCCTGCTTCCAATAAAAAGCAAACAGATCTTTATAGATAACGTCTAAGGCGTTGTTGCCTAGGAAGATGCCTTCTAATGACGGTGGGGCAATGCCATCTTCGGCGCTTTCAGTCCTAATGCCTTGCTCACCCACAACAAACAAAAGCTTGGCTTGTTGTTGCGTGCCCTGGCTAAACATACGAGACCACACCAAGCGTGGCTCGATCAACATGCCACCAACTTTTTCTGTTTCGTTGTATAGGCCAAAGATGATGGGTATTGGTGATGCGTAGTCTGCTAGCTCGTTTAATGTTTCAAATCCTCTTGACGGGGTAAAACGACTAGCTCCTGTGATGCTCTCCAAGTCAATCCGGCCTGACTTTGGAGCCGAAGGCATCTTGGGCTTTGGCGTCAGCAGGTATGAAACGCCAGTAAGAACCAAGCTAATTGCAAGGCTGATTAAAATAGTTACGCCAAAATCACCTGCTTGGATGTCAGGGAGATGCTCATACTCTGCAGGTCTTAATCGACCACGCCGCCTAACTTCAGCCGCAAATAGTTGATACTCTTCTTCTGTTATCCCAATCGTCTTAATTAATTCCCTTTCGTACGGAAGCAGTGGTACGTCATAAATTGACGGGCCGAAGACCATTGCACTTTTTGCATTCCCCTGTTGACGTACAAGATTCCCGTCTGCCATGTGACTGCGAATGCCCAGGATTGCTGCGGTAACAGCAGAATATCCCCATCATACTCAGGCTTCTCAACCCGAAAACCCCACTTCAACAAATCACGCGATACTTCCCACTTGCTCGCTTCGTACCAGGACTGCTTGAACGGTGGCGGGTCAATGCCGATATGTCCTAAAGCCTTGTAGCAAAGGTGAATGCAGTCAATATGGCCATCACTGCCGTCAGCACCTAGCCGATACGGCATCCCGATGAGATCAGCGCAACCGGACATTATTACTAATCGGCAAGTTACCCACAATCCGATTCGTCAACGAACGTCTTGGTACGTCCGTTCCAACAGCATCCAACACCGAACTCAGTTCCAGGTTTAAAGACGTGTTGTCCCACTGCCCCCCTGTTACTTGGCCTGTGTAGGTGTGAACGATTCGATTTTCTGTTGATAAACCTGTGTCAGGGTCAGGATCTTCAATCATCAGCACATCAACCTCCATAATCCAAGCCTCTTCAATTGCACTAACGCCCCAGTTACGAGCCAAGCTGTTATTTGGAAAAACTAGCGTTGCTTCTAGCCCGTCGCCTGTGCGGTTAACTGTGACACCAGAAAAGCCAAAAGGAACAAAGATGTAATTTGATCCGGGCAATTGCGGATCAGGTTCACGCTGCGGGGGGCTTCGATGCGTAATCTCCTTGCCAATAAAAAAGTTCTGAAAACGATAAAGCTCTGTTTGGTCAGGCTTTATTCGTAGCGCATGGCCAAACGAAAAACTTGTCATAGACCTATCCTCTTGCGGGTGCTACCGCTCATCTGTAATCGTTTTAGCGTGTTCTGTTCACCACGTTGTGCGCCTTGTGCCGCTGCACTTTGCATTCCGCTTTGGAACTGATCAGCGGTTACATAATCAACGCTGTTAATACGTTCCACGGTGTAGCGAACGTCGATTGCTGCTGCGACTGCAGTACCGCTATCCCCTGATGCAGACGATCCACCATCAGATGGAATGACACCACCACCGCGTGAACCGCGCGAATAACGCGACATGCTTTCACGCATTTTTGATTCAGGGATGACGTACTCAGGCTCGCCACCTTCACCAATTAATGCGTTGGTTGGCTTGTTAACAAAACCGCCTTCTGCAAAAGTTCCAAACGAACTGGTATTGCCAAATACGTCACCAAGGCCACCTCCACCAATGCCTGCCACACCAGCAGAGCCCCCAGGGCTGGCGGCAGGGCTATTAAAGCTCGGCCCACCAAGTGCCTTAAGGATGGTTTGATACAGAATCATTATTAACTGCTGAGCAATAATCTTTTT